TGATTACCCTGTACTCGACAAGGACGGCAAGACGATCATTGCCGCGCCGCCCGAACCCGAACCTGACCCGGAGCCGGAAGACTAGCTAAGCAGTTCGGCCAACAGTTCATCGTCGCTTAGGGGCGTCACGTCAATGATCGTGCCGCCCCTTTCTGTTTGGTCTTCTAGTTCGAGCGTACGAGTGCGTGCGCGTTCAAGCGCGCCGATGATGGCACGGTCCATCGTAATCTCGTGCTTGACTTCGATTTTGTCACCGAAGCGCTTACTGTCACGCTTGCCGAGTACCCACTTGATGTTATCGCTGATGACCTTGGCCATCTTGGGATCGGACTGACCGTGTATCTTGTGGTTGTCGATGTTGACGAGCGCGTCGGCCATAGCGTCGTTGCCACGCTGCACCGCTTCTTCGTACATCGCTTGTAGTTGCGGCTCACGCTTAACGTACGCGTCGAACGTGACAACCGATATGTTCGACTGGTCGCAGGCAGCAGTGAGCGTATGCCCTTGACCAATGAGGTTAAGCGCGTATAGAACGGCAGGGTAATAGTCGTACGGCAAAGTCATGTCGTGTACCTTTCGACCGCAACATAGGACAGATCGACGTGGTAGGCAAGGCCAGCGCGCACACAGAAGCCCAACTAGCCGAGTTCATCGCGCAGTTCTATGACGACCCGTACGGCTTCGTCATGGCGGTGTTCCCGTGGGGGGAGCCTTACATCTACGACAAGGACGGCAACCAGCTTCGCAACCCCTTGGCCGACAAGAAGGGACCGGAGCAATGGCAGACGGACTTGCTGCTTGAGCTTGGCGCGCATGTCCGGCGCAACATGGCGCTTGCCGAGTTGGGCTTGCAGATGGAAGTCTGGCGCAGCGCCATAGCGTCAGGGCACGGCGTAGGCAAGTCGGCGGAAGTGGCGTGGATCATCTACTGGCTTATGAGTACACGCGTCGATACGCGTGGTGCCGTCACGGCCTCGACGCAGTTCCAGCTAGAAGACAAGACGTGGCCCGAACTGGCGAAGTGGCATAACCTCGCCATCAACAAGCACTGGTTCAAGTGGACGGCCACGGGCTTCACCTTTGCGGCGTACCCGGAAGACAAGCAGAAGAACTACAAGGTCACTGCGGCGACGGTGAGCGAACAGAACACAGAAGCGTTCGCCGGTTTGCACAACGAGGGCCGTACAGTCTTTGTGATGTTTGACGAAGCGTCCGGTGTAGCACCGAAGATATGGGAAGTGGCGGAAGGTGCGTTGACAGACGGTGAAGCGTTCTTCTTTGCGTTCGGCAACCCGACGCGTGCAGAAGGCGAGTTTGCTGACTGCTTCGACAAGCATAGCCATCTGTACTACACACGGCATATCGACAGTCGTGAGGTAAGCCATACCAACAAGAACGCCCTAGACGATATCATACGCAAGTACGGTATTGACAGCGACGAAGTGAAGGTCCGTATTCGCGGGCTGTTCCCGTCGCAGAGCTTCAACGGCTTCATCCCCCGTGAGGCCGTGGCCGAAGCGATTGCCCGTGAGATTGAGTACGATGCTGGCGCGGCGATCATCATGGCCGTGGACGTGGCGCGCTTCGGTAACGACGAGACTGTCATCGGTGTACGCCAAGGACGTGACGCACGAAGCGTACCGTTCCGCGTATTCAAAGGATTGAAGACCACACAGATCACAGAGATTGTTGCGCGCGAGGCTGACCGTATACGTCCTGACGCAATCGTCATCGAAAGCACGGGGCCGGGCGCGGGCGTCATTGACCAGTTGAAAGACAAGGGCTATCGCGTACACGAAGTCCATCCCGGCAGCGCCGCCGTCGAGTTCGACCGCTACGTCAACAAGCGCGCCGAGTATTGGAGCAAGATGCGCGATGCGCTGTACGACTGGCTTGCCATACCGGACGACCCGGAACTTGTCGGCCAACTTACGGGCATACTCTACACGCTGGACAGGCACGAACAGCGTACACGGCTTGAGGCCAAAGAGGACATGAAGAAGCGCGGCCTGCCGTCACCTGACCGGGCCGATACCCTCGCCTTGACCTTTGCCGTCAGCATAGCTAGACGTGACCGCAATCTTGCGTATACTGCGCGGCGGGCACGCATGGCCAAAACTGATTACGACCCTTACGCATAGGAGGCTGATATGTCCTTTGGTGGAGGCACGAAGACTGTCGTGCAGGAAGTCAAGGTTCCCGAACCCCTGCCGCCCGCCCCGGAGCGGACGGCTACAGAGACGGCATCGCTGGCCGAAGAACAGCGCAGGCGTTTCGCCACGGGCCGGTCAGGCCGGGCGTCCACGATCCTGACAGGCGGCACGGGCGGCACGGGCGGCGTCTCGGCGCTCCGCTTCCTTGGCGGCGCAGCGAGGACGTAATCAGCCATGCACATTGAACCGAAAGACGCGAAGCGCCTGTACGGGGAAGCGAAGTCTATCCGCTCCCCGCACGAGCATGACATGCGGATGGCATCTGCGTACTGCTTGCCGTGGGACTATTCGGCGTGGCAGTCTGACGGTCCAGCGACAGTGCAGGGTATGGCGGGCGCGCGGCGCATCATGTACGACAGCACAGGTGTACGGTCGCTTCCCAAGTATGTCGCCATTCTGCAACGTATCGCAACACCTGACGGCCAACGTTGGCACAACCTGCGTCCGTCCGACGTGGCGTTGCGGTCGAAGACCCGTGTGCGGGATTACTTCGATCAACTCAACGATTTGCTGTTCCGCTATCGGTACAACCCGACAGCAGGCTTCATTTCGGCGTCAGGCGAAATGTACGGGTCACTCGGCGCGTACGGTAACGCACCGCTGTACATCGGACAGCGCAAGCCGAAGACCCGTTCGCAGCAACCGGGCTTGCGGTACAAGGCGTGTCCGATCCGCGACGTGTTCTTCCTGACGGACGACGAGGGTGAAATCGTCATCATCTTCCGTCGCTTCTGGTTGAACGTCCGACAGTTCATGGTGAAGTTCCCCGGTCATGCGCTACCCAAGTGCATGACGCAGGGGGTGACCGGACAGACGATACCGAACGAGAACAAGTATTTCGAGTTCGTACATATCGTCACGTACCGTGACCAGATGGAATACGACCCGAAGGCGCTTGACGCTCGGCGTCACCCTGTCGTCGGCGTGTACCTGTCGGTCGAAAGCGAGGAATACATCGGCAAGGAAACGGGCTACCAGTCTTTGCCTTACAAGATACCTCGAACGACAACCGTGGCCGGAAACCCATACGGTTACGCCCCGGCGACACAGGCCATGTCGGCGCTCGGCGGCGCGTCTACGATGAAGAAGACGCAGTTGAAGCAAGGGCAGAAGGCGGTTGACCCCGTGCTGCTTGCCCACGACGACGGCGTACTTAACGGCGAAGTGGACTTGCGCCCCGGCGCGATCAACTACGGCGGCGTGGATAGTCAGGGCCGTAAGCGTATTCAAGCGCTGGACACGGGCGACTTCCGTGTATCGGAAGTGCTGATCGACAACGAGCGCAAGGATATCGAAGACAGCTTCTTCGTGACGCTGTTCCAGATACTCACAGAGACGCCGGAAATGACGGCAACCGAAGTCGTTGAGCGCGTGGCCGAGAAAGCCGCACTGCTTGCACCGACGATGGGCCGACTACAGACGGAGTTCCTTGGGCCGCTTATCGAGCGCGAGATTGACATTCTGACGGAGCTTGGCGTCATGCCGCCCATGCCGCCAGAACTGATCGAAGCGCGTGGCGAGTACGAAGTAGTGTACACGTCACCGATGGCGAAGGGCATGTATGCCGAAGAAGTCAGCGGCTTCATGCGCGCGTTCGAGTTCGCCATGAGTGCGGCCAACGTCACGCAAGACCCGTCGCATCTTGACCACTTTGAGTTGGACGTGGCCATACCGGAGATATCCGACTACATGGCCGTACCGGCTCGTTGGCTGGCAAGCGAAGATCGTGTGAAGCAGAAGCGCGAAGACCGCAGCCAGCAGATGCAGCAGCAGCAGCTTATGCAGAACGCCCCGGCGTTGGCAAGCGCGGCGAAGACCGCATCGGAAATGCAGGGAGCCGACAATGCAGGGTAATGACGACTTTATCGACGCCGATCCGTTCGACCCGGAAGTCGTCAAGGCCGAAGAAGACAAGTCGTACGAACGGCGTGACACGGAAAGCGAAACGATCCGTGCGTACGTCGAGCGGCGCAAGCGGGCGTACACCGCTGTCTTCCAAGCAGGCAATGCCGACCAAGGCGACATAGAGTTTGTTATGCTCGACCTTGCGGCGTTCTGCCGGGCGTACGAACCGACGTTCAACCCGAACAACCAGAAGGTACAAGACCTGTTGGAAGGACGGCGAGAAGTCTTCCAACGTATCATGTCGTTTACGCGTCTGTCGCATGATACGTTGTTCACGATGTATGCAGACGCGAAAACACAAGGACAAAGGTAATGAAGAACTTCATGACCGGCCAGATTGCGTACAACGCCGAAGGCGTAGGGGGCGGTGGCGCACCCGGAGCCGAAGGCGCTGGCGCAACTGCACACCCGGTCGCCGCCCCGTGGGCTGGCGCGCAGGGTATGTGGAGCATCGGCGAAGGCGAGGCGGCGAAGCCGTGGTACGAGAGTATCCCCGAACCGGAAGCGCGTGCCCATGTGCAGGCCAAGGCATACGCCAACCCTGCGGAGTTGGCACTAGCTAACTACAACCTTACCAAGCTGCAACGCGGCGCTGACGACGTGGTTGCCCTGCCGGGCGCGGATGCGTCGCCGGAAGCCATCAAGGCTTTCCAGCGCAAGCTCGGCGTACCGGACACGCCGGACGGTTACAACGACACGCTCAAGTTCGACAACGGCGTACAGGTGGACCAGAAGTTCCTCGATTGGGGCAAGCAGACGTTCCACAAGCACGGCCTCACGCCAGCGCAGGCGAAGGGCGTAGCCGACGAATGGAACAGCTTTATCGCGCAGCACAACGCCGCCGTGCTTGAAGCCGACAAGACCGCCAACGATCAAGCGTTGGCCGAACTGACGACGCGTTGGGGCACGGAGCTTGAACAGAACCGTGCAGCCGGACAGCGCGCCGTGTCGTCGTTGGGGCTGTCCAACGAACTGATCGAGCGTGTCGAGGCGAACATCGGCAGCGCGGCCATCGTTGAACTGCTTGCTGCAATCGGGCGCAAGTCGGACGAAGGCGGCTTCCTTGGCGGTCAGGGCGGCGACCCGAACGACCCTTCCAACATGTCCAAGGAACAGGCCAAGGCCAAGATCGCGGAGCTTAGCGGCGACGCAGAGTTCCAGAAGAAGTACACCGACCGGAACCACCCTTCCCACCGGGACGCTGTACAGATGATGGAAAAGCTGTTCGCGCGCACTTGACGCGTAGGCCGGTATCGCTTATGGACAGGGGAGCCGATCAGTTCGGCTCCCTTCTTCATTTGAGGGCCGCTTTGAGCGCACACCCCTCGTTCAAACCGGACTGGCGGTACTAACCGCAAACACAAGGGGTATCCTACAATGGCTGAAACCGTAGCCTCCTACAGCGTACCGGAACATCACGTCAAGATGTACACGGCGAACGTGCAGGCCGCGCTCAACAAGAAGGGCGGGCTGCTCGGCGGTCTTGTCTCGTCTTCGCCGTACAGCGGCGAGAAGGCGCAGGTTGTCAACTTCCTCGGTCCCGTCGAGTTCATCGAACGGTCCACTCCGTACGGCGACACGAAGCTGTCGGAAGTCGAACACACGCAGCGCTGGATCACCGGCATCGAGTACGACTGCGCCATCCTGATCGACCGGCTCGACGTTCTCAAGATGATCTACGAGCCGACCAGCCCGTACGTCGAGCGTATGCGGGAAGCCGCTGCGCGCAAGATGGACGAAATCATCATGGCCAAGTTCTTCGCCAACGCGAAGACCGGCAAGGATGGTACGACCGACACGCCGTTCCCGTCGCGTGATATCATCGCGCACGGTGGCACGCGCATGTCCGTGGCCAAGCTGCGTGCCGCCCGCAAGCTGCTCAAGAAGCGGCATGTGGACCTGCGTACGAGCCGTCCGCTGATCGCCGTCACTTCGGAACAGACGGACGACCTGCTTGGTGAAGTCGCCGTCAACTCGTCCGACTACAACGCGGTCAAGCCGCTTGTGGACGGCGAAGTGTCGCAGTTCATGGGCTTCACTTTCGTCCCGTACGAGGACAACGGTACGTCCACGAACGGGCGCGGCATCCCCACGGAAGCCGTGAGCGGCCCGGCGACCATCCGCAACTGCCCGGTGTGGGTGCCGGACGGTATGCACTTCGGCGCGTGGGATGGGCTGTCCATCATCATCAGCCCGCGCCCCGACAAGAACAACATCAAGCAGGCTCATGCGACGTTTACCGCTGGTGCAACGCGTATCGAGGAAGGCAAGGTGTTGCAGTTGCAGTGCGTTGAAACGGGTACGCCGAACTAATCGGCGTACCTATCTGCCAACAGCCATAGGACGTAGGGCTTCCCCCTACGTCCTTAACAGCCGAATGGAGGCACGTAGAAATGGCTACTCACCTTGCAAACGAACTGGTTGACGGTTTCCGCCGTTACCCGATTGACGACCACGGCAAGCTCCGTATGCAGTATTTCAGCATCGGCGCACTGACGGCTGCGTACGCGCAGAACGACATGGTGAAGCTGTTCACCCTGCCGCCCGGTCGCAAGCGCATCCTGCCCGGCCTGTCGCGCATCAGCGTGTCGGCGCTCGGCGCGTCGCGCACCATCGACATTGGCCACGGCGACTATATGCGCCGCCCGCCCGACAACGATCTTGAGCTTGCCGACTACGACGCGTTTATCGACGGCATGGACGTTTCGTCCGCTGTCAACGGCGCTGCGTGGTCCACGGCCATCAAGTTCGACCTGTACTCGATGGCGGAAGTGGACGTGTACATGACGATCCTCGGTGGCACCATGCCCATCGCCGCCACGGCGTCGGGGTACATCGCGTACCTGTACGAGTAAGCCGTACACCAACTAGGAGGAAGCCCCGATGTTCACAGCCGTACAGATCATCAACATCGGTCTGTCGAAGATCGGGGCTTCCCGCATTTCGGACATTAACCCGCCGCGCAGCAGCCTTGAGCGCTTCAACGCGGACAACTACGACCACTGGAAGCGGTCAGAACTGGCGAAGCGGCGTTGGGTGTTCGCACTCGAAGAAAACTACGCGCTGCCGCACGTCGAGACGCTTACCAATGTGGAACGTCCGTACAAGTACGAGCTTCCTACGAAGTGTCTGCGTCCCGTACGCGAAAGGCATACGGAATGGCGGCAGCGCAAGCGGTTCATCTTTAGCGCCTACGCCGGGCTGCGCGTCACGTTCATTGAGAACGTGAGCGAACCGGAGTTCGACCCGATGTTCGTTGAAGTCCTCGCAGCACGTATTGCGATGGAGAACGCCGAGTACAATACACAGTCGAACACGAAGTTCTCGACGGCCAAGGCGATGTACGACGAAGCCGTTATGCAGGCGGGGCAGATGAACGCGTACGTAGTGGGACCGGAAGACGTAGCGGACGAAGATGAAAACTTCGACTTCGTAACGTCACGCTGGTAACACTATGGCAAAAGCATCACCACACGTACGCTCATTCAACGCTGGCGAGTTCTCGGAACTACTTGAGGGCCGTACGGATATCGAACGGTATCCGTCGTCACTCCGTAGTCTGTACAACTGCATCGCCGCGCCGCAAGGTCCGGCCATAAGCCGCAGTGGCACGGCGTTCGTTGTACCTGTTAGCGACCATGACGAAATGTCCATGCTGCTCCCGTTCGTGTTCTCGGACGAGGACGCGAAGGTGCTTGAGTTCTCGTCCGACCGTATCAGGTTCGTGGACGAGGACGGCATACAGATTTACGCGCCCGTGGCCGACGTGACCGTAACGTCCAACGCGGGCGATCCTGTCGTGTTCACGTCAGCGACACTCGACGCCGACATAGGCGACGACGTAGTGTTGATCGGCCTACCCGCCAGCTTCAACATGTCGGGAGAGATTGCGCGTATCATCGCCAAGGTAGGGACGACATACACACTGGACTTTGACTACGCAGAAGGCGTAGACGTTGAAGACTTCGACGTAGCGCGTGTATACCATGTACCGTGCGTCTACGACGAGGGCAATCGTATGTCGCTGCGCTATGTGCAATCTGTGGACGTGGTGTATCTGCTTACCGCTTCGCAGCGCACGCGCAAGCTGTCACGTCATGGTGACTACGACTGGCGGCTAGAGGAAGTCGATTTTATCGACGGCCCATTTATGCCGATCAACGAGACACCTACCCGGCTCACGCCGAACGCGACAGGCAACGCCATACCGAATATGACGACGAATACCGCACCGTCCGGTACGTGCGCGGGTAGCAGCGTGCGCGCGGCGGTAGCGGAGGACGCAAAGTTCCTTGGCCGTACGCTTAACTATCCGTTGGGGGCGTCTGACTACTTCCACGCTTTCAGCGCCAACGATGAACAGTATTGGGCGGCGAACACACGGCAGGTAGGCACGATACAGTACACGCCTGCTACGGCGTTTGTATGTGATGGCTACACCATCTATGCGTCGCGGGATAATCAGGACACGCAATACCTGTCCAAAGAGTACAGTCCGTCGTCATGGACGTTCGAGGGCTACAATGGCTCGTCGTGGGAAGTGCTGGACAGGCAGGAAGAATATGTCCTGTACGACAACAGCAAGTCGGTGTTTTTCAACATCGAGAACACGACGGCGTATTCCGCTTACCGGCTCAACATCACGAAGCTGGTGGCCAATGGGCCGATTGAGCCGCGTGTGCGCCGCCTGACGATGCGCTCGACTACATCGGCGTCCATCACGATCACCGCTTCGGCCACGGAGGGTATCAACGCAGACGCAGGCTTTGTGGCGACGGACGTGGGGCGGTTGATCCGGCTGAAAGGTTCGGACAACGCATGGCGTCCGTGTGTCATCACGACGGTCAACAGCACGACGCAGGTAGTCGTTAAGCTGCTAGGTGAACCGCTCCCCGACACCCGCGCCATACGTGAGTGGCGGCTAGGCTATTGGTCCGACACGACTGGCTGGCCAATCGTGGGCGACTTCTACGAGGACCGTCTGTTCCTTGCGTCAACCGACGAATACCCCGACATGTTCGCGGGGTCCGTCGTGGGTGGGTACGAGACGTTTAGTCAGACCGACACATTTGGCGAGGTACTGGACGACAACGCCTTGGTGGGCCGTCTTAACTCCCGACGCCTCGCACGCATCCGCTGGCTGTCTTCTGACGACAAGGGGCTGCTCATGGGCACGGGCAGCGAGGAATACACGCTGACCGCTCCGAACAGCGAACCGATGACGCCCCGCAACGTCAAGGCGCGGCCTGCGACACGCCGGGGCAGCGCTAACGTCGAGCCGGTGCGCGTGGACAGCCAAGTCCTCTACGTGCAGCGGAGTGGCCGTACCGTCCGTGAGTTCGCATACGTGTTCGAGGCTGACGGGTACAAGTCGCCGTCCATGTCACAGTTGGCCAGCCATCTAGGCGCTGTGCCGTTTGTCGAAATGGACTACGCCGCCGAACCGCACTCGATCATCTGGATACGTCGTGCGGACGGTACGCTTGTCGGCATGACCTACAACCGCGACGAGAACGTGGTGGGCTGGCATCGTCACGACCTGTCGGGCGGTGTAGTCGAAAGCCTCACCGTCATCCCGCAGAAAGACGGTTTGCAAGACGCGCTGTGGTGCGTCGTCAGGCGTACCATCAACGGGCAGACGCGCCGGTACATCGAGCGGCTTACCCGCTTTTGGGACTTCGATACCACGCTGGACGAAGCACACTTTGTTGACTGCGGCCTGCGTTACGTCGGCCCGCCTGTCGAAATCGTCTACGGGCTACAGCACCTTGAGGGTGAGACGGTGTACGGGCTTGCTGATAGCAAGCCTATCGGCCCGCTCGTCGTCACCAACGGTACGATTGAACTGCCATACGAAGCCGAGAACATCATTGTTGGCCTTGGCTACGACAGCGAAGCCGAGACTTCACGTCTCGAAAACGGCGCTGCCGATGGTACGGCTATGGGTAAGGTCAAACGTATCAACATCATTGTTCCGCACGTCTGGCGCAGCTTCGGCGGTCAGGTGGGCGTGTACAACGAGGAAGTCAGAGGACCAGTGTACGAACCGCTCGTATACCCCGGCGACTTCTCACAGTTCGAGGATATCGAATTGTACACGGGGGAGCTAGACGCTATCACACCGTCGCTCGGATACGAGCGTCGAGGGTCTTTGTTCTTCCGTCGTCCCGCTTCTTCCCCGCTACCCTTCAACGTCATTGCGCTTATGCCGCAACTCAACACGCAGGACCGCTAAATGCGTACGCCCATAACCTTCCGCAAGTTCCACTCCGAACACCTACGCTACCTGTCGCCGCAGCATCTACAGAAGTACGACCACGCGTTGCTGATCGGCACAGAGTACATGGACGTGATAGACCAGAACTTTGCGATATCAGGATGGGCAGGGAATACGTGTATCGGCGCGTGCGGGGCTATCGGCATCTACCCGCACAGGGCGCTAGGGTGGGCTATCTTGTCGGAAGAAGCATCACCGTATATGTTGCAGATCGTTCGCAAGGTGCGGGCGTACTTCGACGTTATGGCGTTCAAGCGTATCGAGGCAACGGTTCGGGCAGACTTTGAACACGGCCATCGGTTCGCGCGTATGCTAGGACTGACACAAGAGACACCCGTACCTATGCGCGCACACGGGCCGCAAGGTGAAGACGAGATACTATACGCACGGGTGAAGTGATATGGCAGGAGCATTAGGCATCATTGGCGCACTTGCGTCCGTCGTCAGCGGCGTCGTCGGCGCTATGGGCGCGATGCAGGCTGCGGAAGCGAACGCGCAAGCCGCCGAGTACAACGCGAAGATCGCGGAGCGCAACGCCATCATTGCGGACCAGAACCGCAAGGCGGCGATGCAGCAAGCCGACGTTGACGCGGACGATCATCGGCGGGAGACGCGCCGCATACTCGCCTCGATACGCACGGCATACGGCGCATCGGGTATCGAGTTGGCCGGTTCGCCGCTGGACGTGCTGGAAGACACGGCACTTGAGCGGGAGCTTGACACGTCACGCATACAGTTCGAGGGCAAGGTGCGCAGCCGCGAAGGTGCTATCGCCATGCTCGGTCTACAGGAAGAAGCGACGCTATCGAAGATGCGGGCGCAGAACGAACGCACCGCTGGCCGGTACGCGGCGTTCGGCTCGATCATCGGCGGCATTGGTAATGGTTTGGCGAGGCTGGCATAATGGCGAGAATACCAACAGTCACGACGGAAGTATCCGCCAAGACACTGCGCAGCAACGCAGCGCTGCCGCAGACGCGTGCGTCCGGCGACGACTTCGGCGCGCAGATCGGGCGCGCGCTTGGCGAGGTTGCCGGGGGTATCGACCGTCTCGGCGCGGGGCTACAGGCGTACCATGAGAAGAAGCGCAGCGAGACGGTAGCCAACGCCGTAGCGCAATCCGACTTCACGCAGCGGGAAATGCAAATCCGCAACGAGGTAGGACCGGACGGCGCAGGCTACTATGACCGCGTGCGCGAGGAATACCTTTCGTTCGTGGACGCCGAAGCCGACAAGATCGAAGACAACATGGCGCGTACGGAATACCGTAACCGCATGTTGCAGCAGCTTCCCGGTATCTCGTCCCGCAGCGCGACGTACGAAGCGTCCATCGCGGCAACACACTCCAAAGAGCAAGCCAACGCATCGCTCATGTCGTTGCAGAACAAGGTCATGGTAGACCCCACGCTGTACACGACGTACTTGCAGCAGGGCTTTGATGTTATCGACACGCGTACCGACTTGAACGCTACGCTGCGCGAGGGCATGAAGGAACAGTGGCGCACTGATCTTGCGCGTATGCGTTTCGAGGGGATGCTTGAGAACGCGAAATCCGTGGCCGAACTGGACGCCATCGCCGGGGAGCTTACCGGCGTCGGTGCGCAGGGGCAGACGGACGGAGCGGTAGACTGGACCGGCGAGTTCACGCCGGAAGACTACCGCCGCATGGTCAACGATATCGGTACGGCTCGTAGTGCGTTCGTCACTCGTGCCGATGCGGACGCACGCGCCGCGCTCGATACGTTGACTGACAGGTCCAACGACGTGAACGCGCTTATCCCGCAGGAGGAACTTGAGGCCGTACAGCTTCTCGTCCGCAACTCGGAAAACCCGATCACGGCGGCGCGTATGGCGCGCATCCTGCGCAACGAGGAAATCAAGAAACAAAGCCGTACGCTCACGCCTGCGGAACTGCGCGCACAGATCAATGCGGCCAACGGCAATCCGGGGCTGGCGTACCCCGGCGTACCGCCCCGCCTGTCCACGGCGATCAATGACACAGTGCAGCGGTTCGACGTGTCGGCGTCGTTCCTCGGCAATCTGGCGCACCGGGAGTACGGGCAGTATCTCGGACAGGGCACGCCGGTTCGGGGCAACCAGCAGTTCATGCCGGTGGCGACGCATGGCGGCGTAGACTTGCGCAACATTCGTAGCGACGTTCTCGACGCTGCGATGGTGGCGGGCGAACTGTTCGGCGCACCGCTACAGCTTAACAGCGGTTTCCGCTCACAGCAGCACCAAGACAATATCCGTGCGCAGGGCGATCCGAACCGCGTCACCGTGGCGCGCGACAGTCATCACACCAGCGGTACGGCTATCGACATTTCGACCGTGGGCATGAGCGCCGCCGATCAAGGGCGTCTCGTCGCCTCGCTCGTGGACGCGGGCTTTACGGGCATCGGTCAGTACGGCACACATATCCACGGCGACTTCCGCGCGGCTGTGCCTAGCAGCTTCCGCACGAACGAGGACGGTACGGCGTGGGGCGGCTGGACGAACCTGTCGCCCGAAGTCACGGCGGAACTGGTGCGGCGCGGATACGCCGGTGGCCTTAGCGCCTCGCAGATACAGCGGGCGCGTCCGGTCACGTATGCTGACGATATCGACTACACGCAAGGTACGTCCGTCACAGGGCCGGACGGTCAGCCCGCCACGTCCGCGACTGGCGTTGCGCAATTCACGTCGGGTACGTTCCTTGAAGTGATGCGCAAGCCCGGCGTTGCTGCGCGTATGGGTATCGACATTTCGGCCATGACCGAAGCGCAGTTGCTCGACTTGCGCAAAGACCCGAACATATCCATGATGGCAGCAGCCGCGTACGCCGAACAGAACAAGATTGCGTTGCAGTCTGCGTTGGGCCGTCCGATCAATGACGCCGAATTGTACATGGCGCACATGCTTGGGCCGGGCGGCGCTATCGCGCTGATCGGCGGCGTGAAGAACAACCCGAACGCCGCAGCAGCCGACTTGCTTCCGCAGGCCGCAGCGAACAATCGCAGCGTGTTCTACGAGAACGGCAGGGCGTTGACAGCGCAGCAGGTGTACAACCGTATCGCTGTGTCGTTCGACACCAGCCAGTCGCAGGTTACATTTGGTGACAACCAGACGCGTCAGCAAATCCTGACGAACATGGAACGCAACCTTACCAACGATCCGGTGACGCACGCACAGACGACAGGTACGTTCGTCATCACACCGCTCGACGCAACGCAGGGCTTCGCCATGCGCGGCTCGGAAGCGCGTGCCATTGCGGACTACTACAACATTCCGATGGAGGGTATGAAGCCCTTTACGGAAGACGAAGCCAACTCGCTCGCCAAGGGCATGAAGGACGGTAGCGTTGACGATGCGCTACAGATTATGAGCGCCATACAGGACATGGGGCCGCAGATGGCGCGTGCCGCCATCGCGCAACTTGGCGAGAAGGAACCCGTGTACGCTTACGCCGCAGGACTACAGGCGAACAACGGCGGCTATGCTGCGTCCGATATCGTGCGCGGACAAAAACGGCTCGAAGAAAATCCTGCCATCAAGGACGGCTTGGGCGTTGCTGACCGCGACCTGTACGATGCGTTCGTGCGCGCGACGGGCGGCTCGCTGTACGAGATTGCGCCCGATCAGCGGCAGGCAATCCAGAACGCCGCCTTGGCACACTACATCGAAACCGTCGTTGCCCGTGGCCGTGCCCAAAACTTTGACGAAGGGTTGTTCACCGCCAGCGTACAGGCTGTCATGGGAGGCACGCAAGGACGCCCGGCAATCGACCAAGTGAACGGACAGCCGACCGTACTGCCGCCCGGCTTGTCCGGCGACGACATGGAAAGTGCGTTCCAGCGCATGACCGTCGATGACTGGACGCGCCTGTCCGTTGACAAGCTGCCGCCTCGTTACCTCAACGGTGACGTGATCGCGCCTGACGACTTGGCAGGCGAGGCCATCATGCGCGCGGTTGGTAACGGTCACTACAAGATCATGCTCAACGACGGTTCGTTCGCCGTGACTGGCGAAATGGGGCAGAACGGACGGCTCAACGCGTATGTGTTCGTACCGACCGCAGAAGAAATCCAGCGTATAGGTACACGGCCTGTACCGGATCGTACGTGGTCCATGACACCGCCGCCCGAACGTGACGAGCTAGTTGACCAAGACGGCTATCTGTCTATTGACGAACAGACGCGCTTGCGTGAAATGTACGGGCCGTTGTGGGCGTTCGATGAAAACGGTCACTGGCTCGGACCTGTCGAGGGGCAGTAGTAATGACGTTCTTTAACGAGGTAAACCGCGACGCTCTAAGTGTTGCCCCCGACATGGCGGCGACAGGTCCGCGCGTGGGCTTCCTCGAAAGTTGGGAAGTGTCGTGGAACGAACAGGTACGTGGCGCTGCCATGTACGGTATCGAAGACCAGATGTGGCAGCTAGAGGACCAACAGGTGCAGGCGATGCGTCGCGCCGGTATCGAGAATATCCCTTGGCTGTCGGAAGAAAGTCACGGCATCTTCAACGTACTGCCCGGCCCGGCTGGCGGCGTCGAGAACTATCTTGACATTGCGCGCTTCTATGAAGACGGCGGCGACCCGGCATACGCCACAAGGCTGGCCGAATACGACGCACGCATTACGGAGCTACAAGAGAAGTTCCCCGAACTAAATTTGCGTACGTCCCGCGAAATGTGGGATAGCGTCAGGGCACAAGCCCAAGCGTACGAACAGCGCGCTATGGGTGACAGGCGGGACATAGGCGGTCACGTCGGCGCGTTCATTGGCGGCGCAGTTGCGTCCATGAACCCGAACACCGACCCGCTTAATTTCATCACGCTTGGCGTAGGCGGTGTCGGTAAGACTGTTGTGGGGCGTATCGCTGGACAAATGGGCGCGCAAGGCGTCATCGAAGGCATCAACCAGATCACGGGCGTGCAGGAACAGAGACGTTTACTCGGCTTGGAATACGGCTTCGGTGACGCCGTTCAACGCGTGGCGGGCGCTGCGGTAGCGGGCGGCGTGCTACAGGGCGTTGGCGAGGGGCTGGCTTTCGGCTTTCGGCGTTGGTTTCGCTCGACCCCGACCGACCCGGCTCCCCTTCCCGGCGTCACGGAGCGCCCGGCCCTGCCGGATACACGCATGGTCCCGCCGCAAGCCATACCCGCAGACGAGAACTTGGCCGCAGCGAAGTTGACGCGCGCACCGGAAACGTACGTCAACTACCTACACGAGCAGTCGCCGTTGTCGCTGACACGGGCGGGACGTGCGCGTACGGTTCTCGACCTTGATTACATGACGACCCGACTGGACGATTGGGACGGTGGGCGTCCGTGGGAGATAGCGCCGAAGACAGATACGGCCATCACCTTGCCGCGTAGTGACTTCATCGCACCGGACTTGAACCGTGTCGTTGAGCAGTCGCAGGTTGACGACTTGGCGCGGCAGATCGACCCGCAGACATTCCAGCATTACGACGCGTTGGCGACGCGTAAGGAAACGTATCGTCGCTGGATTGACGAACTGTCCGGCGCGGACAACCCGGCGCTGACACAGCGCATAGCCGAACTGGACGACAAGATCGACGCGCTTACCGTTCGTATGCAGGATCAGAACGGACGGCGTGCAGCCAAGACGCGCAAAGAGATTGCGGCGTTGGAAGCGGAGAAGGAAGCCGCTATCACCGAAGCGTCCAGCCCGAACCAGCCGGACGTTGCGCGCGTACGTCGGGAGCTTATGAAGACCGACGAGAAGATGCGTGACCTAGCGCCGCTTGTCAGTCGAGCCTATGCGCGTGCCCGCAATGAGTGGACGGCAAGCGCAGACGAGCGGCAAGCCGTCATGCAGATGATGCGTGCGGGCCGGAAGACCTTGCCGGACGTTGAGCGCGCCGACGCCGCGAGGATCGTCAGCGGAGCGCAGGCGCTTGCGGATCGTGCGCCGATCCTGCAACAGCGCTACAAGGTCGAAGGGCAGGTGCAGCCCGACGCGGACGCCGCAGACGTGGCGCGCGCCATCGTGGCCGAAAATGTCAAGGCAATGGACGAGGCGCTTGCAACGTATCGAGCGGAGCTTGACACGATCCTTGGGACAGAGAAGAACGGTGAAATCGAGATAGGCGGCGTGAAGCTCAATCTCGACAAGGACGTGATATACGTACCGAACGAAGCGGGCGAAGGCGGCGACAGGCTGACCGTGCGCCAGCTTATCGAACGCAACAAGAATGATGAATACGAGCTAGAGGCTGTAACGACATGTTCACTGCGCAAGACTTCGTAACCTGCGTACAGGATAACTTGAAGGCGCGGAACTTCGGACACAAGCGCATCAAGGAACTGACCGACGACTACAAGGCTACGGTATCTGCGTACGAAGCGCAGGGCCGTACGACGGTTGACGCCGGTACGTTGGCGATGAAAGACTTGTTCGAGAACATGACGCGCGAGACGCAGGAGCGTTTGAAGCGCACCACGGCCATGCTTGCGGTCCAAGCAGACAACATGTCTCGGATCGCGCAGGCAGACAACGTGTCTACTTCGACCTTCCTGATGGATGGCAAGCGCGGGAGCAAGGGCGTGGCCGTCGCGCGTGCGGCTGTCTCGCTTATCGAGGACGACCCGCGCTTCAACGGTCTGTCGTATAGCGGGCGGAAGGAAACCATACGTGGCGAACTGTACGCCATCTTCAACGACGTGTTGGAGAAGGTAGGCAAGGGCGCGTTCGGTATGCAGAAGGGCAAGGCGAACCTCCCGAACATCATCCGTGAAATCAAGGGTGAGGCGACAGGCGACGCCGCAGCGCGTGACTTCGCTCGTGCATGGCAGAAGATACAGGACTACACGGTAGACTTGTTCGAGCAGGCGGGCGGTTCGATGCGTCGGCTCAACAACTATATCCCGCAGTCGCAGAACGCCGTCAAGATGCACAGGGCGGGCGTGGACCGCTGGACAAGCGTACACATGAAAGCGCTCGATTGGGACGCGATGCGCTGGCCAGACGGAAAGCCCATCCCGCCCGCAGAACGTGAGGCGGTGCTTCGTCAGGTGTACGAGACGCTGACCACGGACGGCGCGGCGAAGATCGACCCGACGAAGTTCCGGGGGCGCGGGCGTGCTGTTGGCAACATGCTTGAGAACCATCGGTTCCTGCACTACAAGGACGCGCAGGCGTGGTTGGACGTACACAAAGAGTTTGGCGACGGCAACGTGTTCGATACGTTCGTCAGGCATATCGAGGAAATGTCGCACCGCATCGCGCTCGTTGAGACGTTCGGCCCGAACCCCGAAATGACAGCGCTCAACGTGGCGTCCATCGTGCGCAAGCGTGCCGGTGAGCTTGGGCCGAAAGAGCTACGCGACGCCGAAGCCGTCATGAAGAACAAGTTCGAGCCGATGCTTGAAACTGTCATGCGGCAAAACCCGATGGACCCGGAGAGTGTCAGCGGCAATCTGATCGTCGGCGCGGCGAATATCCTTACGTCCGCACAGCTTGGTTCGGCGTCGTTCTTGGCCATACCGGGCGACTTCATGCAGACCGCAGCCGTACGCGCGTTGAACAACATGGGGCTGTTCGACGGCGTAGGCTTCTACGTCAAGTCGTTGGCAAGCGACCCGAAGTTCATGCGACAGATTGCAACGCAGTCCGGTTTCGTCATGGACGAGGTTGTCATGTCAACCTATTCGTCCACGCGCTTTACGGGGTTGGCGACACACGGCCCGGCTGTGACGCGTCGTATCAGTGAAGCGACGATGCGCCTATCCCTGCTTAGCGGCCACACACGCGCTGCCCGGTGGGCTACGCAGGCAGAGTTTATGGGGCTGATGAACCGTATGCGCGACACGGCGTACGAGGACTTGCCGTTCCAGCGTGTCATGGACAGGTACGGTATCACGAAGGACGAATGGGACGCACTGCGTCATAACGTCGGTACGTGGAACCCACGCAAAGACGTGTCGTTCATGCGTCCTATCGACATACTGCAAACCAACGTGCCGAACAAGCAACTCCTGTACAGGAAGTTCCAAGGCATGATTATGGAAGAAAGCAGACGCATGGTGCCGGAAGCGACCATCGAGGCCGCTACCATGATGAAGGGCACGACACGCCCCGACACGCTACCCGGCGCGTTACTGCACAGCTTCTCCATGTACAAGAACTTCCCTGTGTCGTTCGCCATGATATACGGACGGCTCGGCATGACAGCGCGTACGGTCAAAGGACGGCTTGCGTTCTACGCAGGGCTTGGCGCGGGTATGACGATGGTGGGCGCGCTCGGCACACAGATGCGCGAGGTATCCCGTGGCCGCGACCCCTTGCCGATGGACAACGCCGCGTTTATAGGTAAGGCGTTCCTGTCTGGCGGCGCGCTGTCCATATGGGGCGACTTCCTGTTCAACGGGATCAACGAGTACGGTTCCGGGCCGCAGGACGTGGCGGCTGGTCCGATCATCGGCTTTCTCGGTGACACGACAGACCTGTTGCTTGGTGACGTATTCCAGTGGGCCGACACCATCGGTACGTTGGGTGACGGCTTTGAAAGCCAGACGGCAGCTAAGGCCGTCGAGTGGGCGCGTAGGTATACGCCCGGTGCGTCTATCTGGTGGGCGCGTCTGGCATTGGAGCGACAGGTGTTCGACCGGCTACAGAACATTGCCGATCCGAACGCGTACCAGAAGCGGCGGCAGCGTACGCAGAAACAGCTACGTGATCGCGGACAGACAAACTGGTGGGCACCGGGGCAAAGCACGCCCGACCGTCTGCCGCAGGTATTCTAAGGAGACTAAGACAAATGGCCATCGCTGTTGAGACTGTTGCCGTACGTGTCCTTAACGTACAGACTGGTGTTGAAGTACCAGTCAACATGCCGCTGTTCGCAGCGGACGAAGTGTTCGTCTACTACGGAAAGGCATCACTGCTTGCCGAGTACAACGTGGACTACACCGTCACGCTTGACGCACCTAACTTCAACACGTTCACCATCACGCCGCTTTCATCGTTGTTGACGAAGATCAACGATCTTATCAACGAGGACGACACGGAAATAAACTACGTGACGATCCGACGTACGCTCGACAACACGACCGAAGCAACGTCGGCTGGTGTGCGTCACACGCCCTTTACGGCGCGTGAGTTTGAACGCACGATCATGCGGTTCCAGCAGATCACGGAACGCCTCAACCGTGCGCTCGTGCTGTCACCGAACTTCGTGGGCGACGAAAGCCTGCTTGAGCTTCAAGAGGTACTGCCGAACCGTACGCTGCAAACCGACATGTCGGGTACACGTATCGTCCCCGGCCCGACTGCGGACGAAGTGGCCAACGCACAGGAATACGCGAACGCGGCTATCGACGCCCGTAACGCTGCGCAGGTCGCACAGGGTCTTTCCGAAGATGCGAGGGACGCATCTGTCCTAGCGCGCAATGCGTCCATAGCGGCGCAAGGCCTGGCCGAGACGGCGCGTGACGCCGCACAGGGCTATGCGGGCGATGCGCTCGGCAGCGCCAATGCGGCGGCTGGTTCCGCCGTGGACGCTGACACCGCACGCGGCCTCTCTGTCGTTGCGCAGCTTGCAGCCGAAGCGGCTCAACTCGCCGCAGAGACAGCACAGGGTCTTTCGGAGGCGGCGCGTGACGAGGCGGTCAACCGTGTCGAGAACGCGGCTGGCGCTGTTCGACATGACGTTGTACAGACGCTCACGGACGGCGCGAAGCTACAGGCGCGCGCCAACGTACAGGCGGCGAACCGTCTGACGGAAAGCGGCTTCCTGTACAAAGCGGCGAAACGCGCTTGTCTTCTGGACCGCACCGGCAACGGCACGCTGTCCATCAAGGCCGGGACCATCGTTGAGGTTGACGGCAACATTTTCAGCTACGCCAATGCGGAAGCCATCACCATGCCGTCGCTGTCCGCAGGCGATGACGTGGCCGTATGGATACGTCCTGACGGTCAGCCCGTGGCGACACTCGATCACGTATCGCCGCCAGTCGCTAACTCCCGCATGATCGGCGGCGGTCATTACGCGCCGGGCGGCAACGCCGCAGCGCAGGCAGGCGGCGACACTACCGCGCAGATCAATCCGTACTCACTGTGGGACGAGAAGTTCCGGCCCGCATGTCCCGACCCGCGCGGCATGTCGCTGATCGCTGACGAGTTTTGGTGCGACATTTATCTGCTTGGCGTTGACCACCATATCAACGGCACGTCGCGCTACAACGTGACGATTGCAGACGGATCGTCGCCGCCGAAGATACCTACGCTGTTCGGCGGTAACGGCTCGACGGCATACGGTTCGCTGACGTGGTGGGAAGCGTCGGAAGTCATGAAGTCTCACGCCAAGCAGTTGCTCGACTACGCCGAGTTTGCTGCGGCCATGTACGGAACGACGGAAGCAACAAGCGGCGGGACCGATCCGGTATCGACAATCCTGCGTCAAGCATACACGTCCAAGTGGGGTATCATGTTGGCCACGGGTAACTTGTGGGTGTGGGGCCGTGACTTCGGTGGCGACCATGCAGCCGCGTCTTACGCCGCGAACACAGGCGGTCGCGGCTCTACGCACACGTTGTCCAACGTCGCGCTTTTTGGCGGGGGTTGGGGCGATGCGGCGTACTCCGGTTCGCGTGCGTCGCTTTGGAGCCATTTGCCCTCGCCCTCGCATCACAACGTTTCGGCGCGTGGGCGCAGTGACCACCTGATCCTTGTTTAGCACACTCGAAAGAGTGTGCGTTATACGACAGCTACGCGCGATGGATTTTGAACAAGACAAAAGCCTCAATCGACAGCTAGCAATAGTCGAGCGCTACGAACGGTTTGTAAACTACGTGTACCCAATCTTACAGAACGCGCCACGCCAGCACGGCGTTGTACGGGACGAAGTTATAAGAGCGGTGTTCGCGCAAGTCGAACTGTTCATCGTAGCGGGTAAGTCTGGACAGCCTTCGCGTCTCTATTCCGCAGACGCTAACCTAGCGCTACTGCGGTTCTGGTTGCGTTTCATTGTACAGCCTAACGTCAAGATACTCACGCCTAACCAACACAGAGTAGCATTAGAACACCTTACAGAAACGGGCGCGATGTTAGGATCATGGATACGTACAGTGAGACACAAAGGTTGAAAGGGGCAACAGCCGCGCATCGCGCTATTTGGCGGGAATTGGGACAATGAGGCGAACTCCGGTTCGCGTGCGTCGAATTGGAACAATTTGCCCTCGAACTCGAATAACAACATTTCGGCGCGTGGGCGCAGTGACTATTAGTCTTCGCGCTCCGTACTGGTTACGGCCATACGGGCAGACCGTACTTTATAGTGGTCAGCCTTTTCAACCTGCTTCGGCTAATACACTAAGGGGTCCAGTACAGCGGGGAGTAGGCTAGGCCGAAACCCGCGACTGGCGACAGGGGGCTATGGGGAAGAAGTACAAGCGGCTGATCGAACAGATCACGTCACCAGAGAACATGCGTAACGCATACAGGTTGACGGCTAAGGGTAGGAGGTACACACCGGGCTATCTACAGTTCAAGGAATATGCGGAAGTCAATCTAGCGGTGTTGGCCGACGAGCTTCTAAACGGAACCTACGTGTCTGGCCCTGTACACCAGTTCCACGTATACGAACCAAAGCCTCGCCTCATTTCAGCGCTGCCGTTTCGTGACCGCGTAGCACAACACGCCGTCTACGGCATACTCAACCCGATCTTCGATAGCACGTTACTTCCCCGCACCTTCGCCTGTCGTAAAGGCAAGGGTACGCACGAAGGCGTTAAGGCCCTACAGTCTGACTTGAGACGGCTAGGCCAACCGATGTACTTCTTGAAGACGGATTACTCAAAGTTCTTTCCGTCGATCCGGCGTGACGTTCTACACAGAATGATACGTAAGAAGATAACGTGTCACGGTACGATGCGGGTACTAGAAGCCATGATCGAACCGAAAGGCGTCGGGCTACCAATCGGCAGTCTCACGTCACAACTATTTGCCAACGTGTACGGCGGTGTAGTAGACAGGTTCATACATTTCGATCTAGGTATGCGCTACTGGTATCGGTACATGGACGACATTGTTATCCTACACGAAGATGTGGCGTTGCTGCATGACGTGCGCGAACGTGTACAGGACTTCTCGGAACGTGAGCTAGGCTTGCGGTTCTCCAAGTGGTCCATAGCGCCTGTGTCGCGGGGCATCAACTTCTTGGGCTACAGGATATGGGCGTCTCACAAGCTGCTACGAAAGCAGAGCATCGTGCGGGCTAAGCGCGCTGTACAAGCAATGCGTAGACAAAACCGCCTTGATGATCTAAGGAAGTTTGCAGCTTCGTGGGGCGGTCATGCCATGTGGGCTGATGCTCACCGGCTCCTACTCACTCTTGGCTTAGAGGACTGGCAAATGAAAGTCATCAACACCCTGTCTGATCTTGAGGCCATACGCGGCACGCCGGACTTTACGGAAGCCGTGCAGCGCCTCGCCGGATCGCTCACACGGACAACGGACGTGGCCGAATACCCACCGGAGTACAACACTCCCGAATACGACGGACCTACCATTGCCCCCGACTGGCAGGAAGTCGAAGACCTTGCGACCGTCGAGCGCTTCGGCGTGACAAAGCAATGGGTGCTGGACGAACTGTCCGACTTGCAGGAGGCATAATCGTGCGACTGACATACGATCTTATCAAGCGTATCGCACGCGGTACGCCCGACGTGTCCAACACGAACAGCTTCCTTATCGCGTACGAGCGGTATGGTAAGCAGTTTGGGCTGGACCAGCCGCATCGCATCGGGCAGTTGCTTCCGCAACTCATGCACGAAAGCGCCGAGTTTCGGTACGACCGTGAGATATGGGGGCCGACACCTGCGCAGCAGCGATACGACACGCGTACCGATTTGGGCAACACGCCCGAACGGGACGGCGACGGCGAGTTGTACAAGGGCCGCTCGCCTATCCAAGTGACAGGCAAAGCGAACTATACGGAGTTTACCGCGTGGTGCCGGAAGAACATTTCGGCCAACGCCCCTGACTTCGTGCGCCAGCCCGACCTTATCAACACCGATCCGTGGGAGGGACTGGCGGTCTTCTGGTACTGGTCCACGCGTAACCTTAATCGGTATGCCGACCAAGGCGATATCGAAATGGTCACGCGCCGGATCAACGGTGGCCTCAACGGGTATGCCGACCGGCTTGTGCTGTACACCCGTACCGCACTGGTCCTGCTTGGCTACGGCCCGACCGACGTGCGCCGCTTTCAGGAAGTGGCGAAGCTGGACGGAACGTACACCGGCACGGTTGACGGGTTGGACGGCCCGCGCACGCGTAGCGCCCTGCACAAGACACTCGTACGTCTTGTGCCGCAGTCGCAGCGCGCACCGGAAGTCAGCAGCGCTCCCGTCGTCTCGACCGAAGCGGCGGTGCCTGCGCAGATCGACAAGCCTGTCACCCGCACGTCTGGCTTTTGGGAACGCATCGGGCAGCTTGTCGGTTTGGGTGGCATCGGCGGTGCGGCGACGCTGTTGCAGGACTGGCGTGTTGTCCTTGCCATCACGGGCGCGCTGATCGTCCTTGTCGTCATCGGCCTTCTCTTGCACAAGCGCCTCATTGACGCGGGCATGAGCATCAAGTCCGCGTTGAGGGACAACACATGAGCTACCTCAAGCTCGCCGCCATCGCGGCCATTGCCATAAGCCTCTTGTCCGTGACGTACATCGTGTACCGTCATGGGCAGGAGGCGGAACGTCAACGAGTGGAAAGGGAGAACACCGATGCAGCCGGGCAGGCTAATGAAGCTGCTATGTCTTGGCGTGATTGTAATGAGCGTAGCGGCGTGTACCACTTCGACACCGGCAAGTGTGTCTGGTCTTCGACAGGCAGTCGGTAACACGATACCCGGAGCGCAAGGCAACACGCTTCGGGACCAAGACAGAATTGACGAACATGTTGCGCGGGCTTGCGCGGCGGGGGTGTATACTAAGAGCGAGTGTCAACGGCACACTGACGCAAGCTCGCAAAGGCGGGGCGAACTGTAGGGACATGGCAGCGATGGACGAAGTACATGTCACGTTGATCCTTTCCAAGTTTGACGAGATAAGTCGTCAGCTATCGGAGGATCGTCGGGACAGCGCCGAGAGTAGACGGCGCACGTACGAGAAGCTAGACAGCACGAACGCCAGTATCACTGCGCTGGACAATCGTGTTGACGGCTTGGAGAAATCCATCAACACTATGTCGCCAACCGTGGCCGAGTTTCTGGAATACAAGTCACAGGTACGCGGGGCGGGCCGTCTAGGCAAAGGCTTGTGGTGGCTAGGCGGCTTCATACTCGGTGCCGCCGTCGCCCTCGTCAACGGCTGGAACTGGATACTGTCTCTGTTGGGGCGCTGACACGCGTACGCAACAAGTCAGCTACGTCGAACTTAACATCGTGTAGCCGCTTGTGCGTACGCTTCTTCCCCACGTCTTCTTCCTGAAAGCGTTGTACGAGTTGTCTGAACGCTTCGTCTAGCTGTTCGGCCTTGAAGGCGTCCGGCTGTCCGGCCTCGATCATCACCAGATCGTAGAGGATCGCGCCGCGCCGGGCGCGCCGGTTGTTGAACGCCTGTCGGCATGGCGCGCCGCAGAAGTCCGCGCTATACTGGCGGGGTTTGAAGCTGCCGCCGCACTCCATACATGCTTTCATTCTTACCGGCCCTCCTGCGGCCTTCTAGTCGTGTCGTCTAAACGCTTCGATCGCACAGTTTGAACGCTGTCTCTTATACACATCTCCGAGCCCACGAGACGGACTCCTATATCG